TTCCCATGTTGTTCTCCTTATTATTTTGATCCTGATAAATTTGAATATTTGTTCTTTAAATATGACAAGGCGTCTTTAGCGCCCATCTGTGGTTCTTCTGGTGCTTCATCTAGGACTTTTATATTAACATTAGACCAATCAACAAAAGCATTGAACACAAGCCCATCAGGGCCATTTCTATTCTTTGCAATAAATATGCGTCCCTTATTAGACTGTTTATCGGTTGGTGTTCTAGAAAGTGAATAGATGAAGTCTGCTACGAAACATTTGTTAAAGGCTTCTGATATGGATTCCATTGTGATAACTTCGGCATTAAGTCCGCCCCTATTTGTTTGCGATGCTGTTAATACAGTGCATTCGTGTTTTTGGGCTATAGCTCTAAGTTCTTCATAAATGTTTTCCAATTCATGCCTCTTTTCGGATGATGACTTTCTAGGTCTTAATAAATCCGCATAATCAACAATAACGACGTCAGGCTTGATACCACGCTTCATGAGCTTTTCAATGTGATTCTCAATGTTTTTCGTTGACGCTGATTTCGTCGGATACTCCTTAATAATTAGTCGACCTGCTACATCTTTTATCTTTTCCATGACAATATCTTTAGAATGTATCAAATCCTTTAATCCAACTCCTGTTATACAAGAGTCGTATCTTTGGCCCACAATAGTGTCTGCAAGCTCCAAGGTGTAGTGTACAACCGTCTTTCCAAGCTCTAAGGCTGTAGCCCCCTGATGGACTAAAACCATCGACTTACCGGCACCTGTTGGGGCAATAACAACGGATAGTTCTCTTACACCGAATCCTCCACAAGTTATCTCATCTAATTGCGGCCAACCGGTTGTTGTTGGACTTCGGGACTGGATTTCAAAACGAGCCTCTGCGTCTGTAATGTAATCATGACCAAAGTTGTTGTCTGTACCTAATGTCAAGGCTGCTTGAATCTCTTTCTCGATCTCATCGAAAGAAGAGTTCTGGATGAGTTTTACTGACTTCATCATAGCCTTCTTCAGTGCTTGTTTACGACAGAAGTCTATGGACGTGTTAATAACGTGCTCTTTGTTCTCCACTGCTCGGGTTTTGAAACTGATGAATAATTTTTTCAGTCTTTCCCCAGTGCTCTTATCAAAACTCTTTACATTGCTTTTAATAAGAGATGCCATCATATCATAACTTGGATGTGGCGTTGGAGAGTATTTCTCCTTGTATTCTGTTAAGATCTGCACGAATGCTCTAATATCTACGCTTTCAAAGAAGTCGATCTCAAGCACTTCCATGATTTGATCGCAAAACGGGCGATCCTCCAACATAATCTGGCAAAGGCTCTCTTGAAAATGCCTTCCTCCGATATTACTAAATGTTTCTTTTCTATCCATATTTACCTCCGAATGTAATATTAAGTATAACACGTTTTACTGTATTGTCAAGAAATTATCTTTCTTAAAATTCGATAAAGGTTATCTAACTTCATCGTTATTTGGCCATCTGCCATTAAGAGCTTCTGAAGGCCTATTTTATTGAATTCTGGTTCGAAATTTTCTACTGCATAATCAATTTGTCTTATTGCATTCCCACCTATCAATGGATCATATAGTTGCATGATCTCATAGTTATGTTGAATCAATTCAGCGTGTTCGATAATTTTTGTGTGAGCGCTGATCTTTTTGTCTAAACCTTTGCAATAATCTGTGAGTGTTTTCACAGTTTGAACTTCCTCGTCAGCCATAAAAGGAAAACGACTCTTAATTGTTTTGAGACCAACTCGTGGTACCCCGCTAAGGTTGTCTGATTTATCACCCGCAATAGCCCTAGCAAGAGCAAAGTTGTTAGGATGAATACCATGTTCCGAGATAAGGTCGACCTTGTTGACAAGTTTCTTTTGTATTGGTCGATAAAGAGTTGTTCGTTCCCCAACTAGTTGGAAGAAGTCCCTATCACTTGAAATAATATACTTATGATATTCATGATACTTCTCATGATCATTGAGATAGGCGATTATATCATCGGCTTCCACATAATCAACAATAAGTTGTATGATTGGCATCTCATTGAGATATTCCATAAGCCTAACGTGTTGGTAGGCTTTATTATTCTCTTCTTCCGTCTCCGAAAGTTCAAACATCCTTCTATTGAACCGTACGGGCTTCCTACCTGCTTTGTAGCCCTTGTCCATATCTTTACGCTTTTGCGACCCTCCAGAGCCGTCCCATGCGATGATTATCTCATCGGCATCAAAGTCGTTGCAAGACTTTTGAAGAGATTTCAAGAAGCCAACGGCTCCTCCTATCATATTCCCCTTGGGGTCCATTGTTGGGTTTATTATGTATGATCTCAAAAACATATTGAGACCATCGATTATTATTAAGTTTTTCATTTATCCTCCGAATGTAAATATATTATAACACATTCTCATCTTTTGTCAAGTGAAAATGTTTTTTGTTTTGAATTTGGCCCCAGCCTTCTTCTTATGCGCTTGGGCTCTAGCTTTTTGGTTGAGTGGTTTTTTCTAATCTCATCTCTCTTTCTGGCTTTTTCTATTAAGCCATTGTCCAAATCTTCTTTATAGGCGCAATCTCTGCATGCTGTGTAATGATCTTCATCTCTCATATCAACATAACGATACATACCTTTTATCCATTTTTCAGTTGCTCTAGTTAAGAAAAACTCATCCTTATATCTGTTGTATTTATCAATATGATACTTATCGGTGATTTTGACAGAGACTTTATGTTCAACTATTTTAGGTTGACTAAACCCTGATTTGTTGTTCTTGCACCGTTTGTTGCGGCAGAAATAACTTCTTGATTTAAAGCCAAGATGAATATCACTATTATTGCAAACCGTGCAGTGTTTTTTCTTAACTATTTGTTCTTGAAATAATTGATCTTTAGGATATTCACCTAAGTGTTTTTTATACTCTTTTGAATACCCCAGATTTCGTTTTGTTTCAGATAAGTATTTCTTAAATGTCTTTGGATGCCAAGTGTGTTGTATTGTCAACCTTTCTGTTGATCCACATTTTTCGCAACATTGTTTTATTTTATTTTTTCTATTTTTTTTCCAAAGTTCAGTCTTCCAAGGCTTAAATGGTTTTTTTCTCATCTCTTTATTTCTAATCCAAAATGTACGAACTTTTATATTTCCAGATAGAAAATCATTTATATTTTCAAAGATATCTTTTTCATTCTTCATCTTACCTCCACTCCTGATGTATCGCCCAAGATCCTAAGATCGGCATAACGATAAATACAAGGGCAAAGACTGCCCACAAATATGTGTAATCCATTTTTTCCTCCGAATATAATATTAATATAACACGTTCTCATTATTTGTCAAGTAAAAAGATAAAAAAAACCCCCGATGGATTATCGGGGGCCAACATAGGAGAACTTACATGTTGTTATTCTTCATCTTCACCTTCTAGTTTGATATTTGAATTGCCTGTATCAAACTGTTCGATCAATTCATAGTCCATCATCTTGATGACCATTTCTCTAAACTTTTTATCTTCAAGCTTTCCTTTCCAGTCTTTTTGTCGGAACTTATGCTCCTTGCCCTTTGGGCCTTTAAGGTAACACCAACCTCCCCCAACTCGATAGGAGGATGACTGTTTGATGACTTCAAGCCAAGACTCTTCGTCCATTACGCCTATTCCGTCACCCCAAAGTATCTGAAAGCCACACATTCGATCTTGCGTTCCAAAGCGCGACTTCTTCAACTTTGCCTTTACTTCTGAGCCTATTCTCCGTCCACTTTCGTCAAAGACAAATGACTTTTTGGACTTTCTGGAGGTAAGCCAGATCCGAAGAGAAGACATATATTCTATGGCCTTTCCTCCGGGTGCGAACCAAGGTGTTGTCAATGCTTCCGCAATATTGTTTGTAATATTCGTTTTGAGTTGGTTTACAAGCAACAGGGCGCATTGTTGGTTTGCCAGAGGCAGTGTAAGTTTCCTAAAACCTTTTCCAAGTATCCTTGGTTTCATGGCCATGGTCGCTTGTGGGTTAAAGTTCCCTTCAATGTCTTTTTCACAGGCAGTAGCCGCTATTGAGTCCCAGATGAATAAAAACCTTTGTTCAGGGTAATCATTCATTAGGTCTTCGATTGTTCCTAACACCTTTTCAACTGTAATCGCCTGAGCGTACATCCAGTTGTTATCCAAGTCTATTCCAGACTCTTCAAGGAACATCGGGTCAATAGCAGACTCTGAGTCGAAATACACTACGAAAAGGTCTCTCTTCTGAGCGTTTGCCGCTATCTGTACTGCCATATAAGACTTACCAACAGAGGATTGACCAGCCAATTCGGTGATCTTTCCAACTGGTATTCCTGCCATTTTACCTTTGCAGATAATGGAGTCTAACCAGCGAGAGCCTGTTGGTATCCAGTCAATTACTTGAGTTGGATTTTTCTCTCTTAAATCAAAGGCCGCTTCAAGACCCATTGACTTATTAATTTTTCTTTTCATTTCTTTGATGTTAATTTTTCCTGCTTTCATTTGTATAAGTTCTCCCATATTGTTCTCTTTTCCTTGTTGTTATGGTATGAGGCATCTGATAACCGTTTGCCTCCCTGTCGGATGGAAAGGTTATTCAACCTCTTCCTCGGCAGTTTCTTCTTCTGGAACTACCTCCTCTTCTGGTGTTACCTCTTCCGACAATTCGGCAGAGTCTTCTTTATCTCCGCATCCAAACATGAGTGCTGAGAATAATATAAAATTCTTTTTCATTTTGTCTCCTTTATAATGAGAAAGGTGCCCTCCTTTATAGCCGGAGGGCGAGGCTTGGCTCCGTTATCCCATTAACTTTTCGAAAGCATCATTGACTGCGTCAGTCCCATACTTTGCTGTTTCGGATGAACGACCTTCGGAGGTGGTCTCGTTCGATAAGAACTCATCCAGAATAGCTTGAACTTCATCGGAGGATTTGCGTTCAAACAAGCCCGATACATCGGGCACAGAGTCAAGTAGAGCTTCGCAATCTGCGACATCATCATCACACAAAACCGATGGTCGTCTACGAGGCTTAAGAATGGTCTTTGGAAAAGAGCCGGGTGTGCCGGGGACGTTATAGTTAAGAACTATATCGGTACCGACCTCGGAGTCTGTAATATCACCATAATCTGGGTCTAGAACAAGTCCGAGAAGAGTTTCATATGCCATCTTGCCATAAGACCAGACTCGCACTCCATCAGCTTCTTCCCCTCGAACCAATATCGGAGAAAAGTAGCGTTTACGAACAAACAATTTCTTTGCTTCTCGTTTGGCAGTATCGTCGTTATTTTGTACTCCATCTCTCCAAAGTTGAGAGGCAAAGTTGCAAATAGGACAATCTTCTCCGTGGTTTGCTTTAGGGCAGAGGATTCCGGGATTCTTCCCTACATTGTAGTGAAAATGATACTCTTTAAATGGATCCCCATCTTTTGTGGGTAAAATACGAATAGTTTGATCGCCCTCACTTGGACGCCATTTCGTATTGTTTCTTGACGCTTTCACGCCGTTCTTACTTGCGTTTAATTTAGCTCGCATTGCTTCTAAGTTTATAGCCATGTTTTCTCCTTTGTTAATTTTAGATGACTTATTTGTCTAAGGCAGAGAGCTAAATATCGCTCCCAACCAGTTTGCTTCTATTTGAGGCCTCAATAAGAAGATAAAGGCACCGAGTTTTTTTACGAACGTTGGTTATCTCGGCCAACAACTAAGAATACAAATTATTAAGTATTAAGTTTTTTTTATATTTATGAATGTTACGCTAGTGTTACTATCCGTTGATAGTTACTTCTTGTCTCGTATGAGTTGGTGCTGTAACTACGGTGTCATGGTTAAAGACTCTCCAGCCATTTTGATCAAGATCGAAGACTACTTCGTGTTTTGAGTCAAGGTATTGAGGCTTTTGGCCAGATCCTCGAAGGGATTGAGGGACCGCATTTTCCTTAATAAAGCGCATTGAACGAGTTGTACCGTCGCGTTTTACGAAGCTACCGCTATAGACGTTAGCATTGATTGTGATTGTATTATTAGACATATTTCCTCCTCAGGTGTTAGTTGTCAATTTTGTTAGAGAGTTGATGTTTCGGTTGACCTCCCAGAACAACCATCGTGTTATTAATATAACATGTTTTAACATTTTGTCAAATTATTTTTTTATTTTTTTTATTTTTAGCGATGTGAGAGCGACCTTAATAAAGGTTTTTGTTTTATTGTATTTATATTATAACATACTTTCATAAGTTTGTCAAGTATTTTTTTTATTTTTTTTTAAACATTTTCAAAGTTATTGTTTGAATGTATTTATAATATAACACGTTTTAAAAGTTTGTCAAATTATTTTTTTATTTTTTTTTATAATCTTATTACTTTTGGTTCCTTGCGAAAACCAAACGTTACAAGAATTCCCACAGGATCCATGTAATAACCATAACATGCTTCTACTGAGATAGAGAACGATTTCTTTTTCTTATAAAGCTCTACTTGTGGTCCAAAAGCCAAAGGATAAAGTCTAAGACCCATGCCTATTCGAGACTTATCAAGTTGAACACCAGTTACTGCTTTTACAGTCAGTATCGTTGGAAATGCAACTCCATATTGAAATTCCGAGAATGCTTTTCCGTCGGTTTTTGTCTTTACTCTAAGGTAAGATGCTCCGGGAAAACCTCCTTGGCACCAATCTCCTCCTAAACATGCTCCTATATTCTTTTCAGTATAGGTAGTGGTCTTGGCTTCTGTTGGATTAGAAAAGCCCAATAAAGAGCCAATAAGTAGCGGTATTAGTTTATTCATTTATCCTCCGTTTTAAATGATATACATATTATAACATACTTTGATAAGTTTGTCAAATTATTTTTTTATTTATTTAAGAAATAGACATTCTAAAGGTTTGTATTCTTTCTTGTATGGTGTCTTGTTCCTTAAGGTTTATCCTTAAATCTCTTGACACCTTATCAAGAAACTTTTCAAACTTGTTAAATAAATAATGTTTCTCCAATGTGTCTAAGTCATCAGGCATTTCAAAATCCTGATATTTGTTGCAGAAGTTTTCAAGTTGCTTATAGTGTTTTTTGACTGTTTGTTTAAGATGATATTCTCTAACGATATGTAATAAAGTGTAATGATGACCAGTAAGTGTTATTAGATTATAAAGCCCAGTTGGGACATCAAGTTGACCGATTTTATCTTCACTCATTTATCCTCCATTTTAAATGATATACATATTATAACATACTTTGGCAAGTTTGTCAAATTATTTTTTTGTTGATCCTATGATCACCGAAGCAACTTCATATGGATCACAATTGGATGCTGGTCTCCTGTCTTCGATATAACCAGCCCAATCGTTATCAACCATTGCTTGTGGTATTCTAATGCTAGCACCACGATCACCAACGCCATATGAAAATGTATCAATATGTTGGGTCTCATGAAGTCCAGTCAAACGTTTCTCGTTATCTGAGCCATAAACCGCCATGTGTTGATCTTTGTTCTCCTTGAATGATTCCATAAGGTCTACAATTCCTTGTTCTCCACGGGTTCCTGCTCTCATCCAGTTGGTTGAGAAGTTTGTATGACATCCTGATCCGTTCCAATCACCAGCAACTGGTTTTGGGTGTAAATTGATGCCATATCCTGATTTCTCCGCTAATTTAGATAGAACATAACGGGAAACCCATAAGTCGTCACATGCTTTCAAAGTATCATCAGAAAAACATTGATATTCCCATTGCCCTAATGCTACTTCTGCATTAATGCCTGTTATTTTTATATTCATCTTTAAACACGTATGCATGTGCTCTTCAACCAATTCCCTACCAACAGTATTGAACGAACCAACGCCGCAATAATAAAGTCCTTGAGGGGGTGGTGCGAAATGCTCTCTCCACCCAAGAATAAGATTGGGTTTATCCATGATGAAGTATTCTTGTTCGAATCCCCACCAAAATTCTTCTTTACAACTTTCATGAAGTCCACGAAGAGCGGCACGAGAATTAGAAGAATGAGGGGTTCCATCAACATTATTGACTTCACATAGAATAATAAAGTGTCTAGGTTTATAACAATAGGTTCTCACAGGCTTCAGAATGCACTCAGATGCAGATCCGGGAGCTTGTTGTGTTGATGATCCGTCAAAGTTCCAGACGGGACAGTATTCAACGGGGAAACTCATGTTTGTCACAGAGTATCCTAAGTGGCCAAAGTCGCCAACTTTGATTTTTGAACGCAAATTGGCTGTTTTGTAACCGTCAAGCCAAACGTATTCTAAGATAGTACTCATTTTATTGTTCCTGTATATAATGTGTGAATTTTATTGAATAAAAATAAGAAATATTAGATGAATTTTCCCATAAGCCAAAAGATGACTCTATGTCTTTCTCTTTATCTAAAACAACATGCTTCTTAACATTTGTTAAAAAGGTTTTATTATTCTTTTTATCTTCTTCACTAATACTATATAAATAACATGATTCTGTAATGTTGTCAAGTAAAAAGTATAAGTTTTCTTGATTATTTTCTATGTCTCCGATGCTCACGGTACGAATTCGGGAGATCGCCTTTGGCTCATGATGAGAGCCCATAAATGGTTCGGTATTTGCGAAATATCCATAGTTTGAGATGAAATTGATAATAGCGTTATCTATATTGTCATA